CGCCCCAGCCATGAGCAGTGACTGCTTTAGCGCCATCAGCCGCTACATCACGACCATCGACATTGCCGCTAACAACTATATCGCCAGTAACGTCTATGCCTGTGTCATTCACCAATAGCCTATTAGTACCGCCAATCTCAATGTCCAGCTCATTTTCGACAGCGCTAGCTCTAATACCGGGCCGATTAGCGCCAGCTCCCCAATATAAATAGTCACTTTCCTGTAAGTCTATTCCGCCCGTAAACGTGTTAAGTCCCGACCATGTGTTGGCACTTGGGAGCAGCGATGCCCCTGACCCGAAGGCCGCCCCGTTAATATACAAGCCGCCAGTGCTATCTACTTTTATAAGCTCAGCAGCGCCTGACACTTTAAACACTGTATTAGTGACCTTAACTCGCTCGGTGATGCCGGTTCCGATAAGCAAAGTATTCGTCATTGAAGACGTGCCGTCGAGGTCGCCTATAATAGTGTTGTTAGAACCAGACGCTAACAGCGCCCCAGCACCATAACCAATTCCTATGTTGCGGGAGGCGCTAGAGTTTGTAAGCGCGAATGTCCCAACAGCGGTTGATCCGGAGCTAGCCGTACCGTTTTCTAAAGCGTCGTAGCCGATTGCTACGTTGTTAGAACCTGTAAGGTCTTGGCGCATGGCTTTGTAGCCCATCGCGGTGTTTGCGTTGCCAGAGGTATGTAAACGCAAAACATCATATCCAAATGCTGTTGTAGTAGCCGCGCTTGAATCAGATACTGCGGAGGCTTGGTTGCCGAAGACAGTGTTGCTAGCTACCTGATTTGCGCCGTAGTTTCTAAATTGACCCCCACTACCCATTAGGGAATTTGTAGTTACAGTCCCAGAAAAAACGCTGTTGGCGCTAACCGTAAAACTCCCAGTTACGTCTACACTAGTGGCGTCTACCTGAAGTATACTAGTCTGTACCCAAGCCGTGCTGCTCCAACGCAGTGTGTTATTCGCCACGGTGCCGTCTGCTATCTCAGGGTCTAGCGACGCGGAGCTTAGGCTACCGTCAGCGTTGACCGTTACGTTCCTTACGCCTGTACCTACTAAAGTACTAGAATGTAAGCTAGTAAATTTGCCAGCCGCAGCAGTGGTCGCGCCGACAGTGGTGTTGTTTATGGTTCCGCCCGTTATAGTGGCGGAGGGAGTGGCGACTGATGAAAAACTACCTGCCGCTGTTTGACTAGCGCCAATAACTGTACCATCTATCGTGCCACTTGTTATAGCTACGTTGTCTGGCGGCGTTAAACCAGCTTTAGTAAGGCGAAGCTGCACAGGAGAAAAAGCGGCCCAAGCGCGGGCATCGGTGTCGTCTTGCCCACGCACAATGGTTATAACATTGCCAGTCCTAGAAGTTACTTTTACAACTTCCCAGTCAGTTTCTCGCCCCGAACCAGCGTCAACCTCGGTAATCGTGAGAAAGTAGTACTCGCCGGTAGCAGGTTGGGGAAAGCCTGTAGCGCTGCCAAGCGTCATAGAAGTAGTGCTGACGAGCAAAGCGCCTTCTGTAAAACTAGATGCGTTGTTGGAGAATATTTGTCCCATAGCTTAAATCTCTTTTATCTTAAAGATAATTTCGTCCTGTAATATTCGTCCATCTGCGGTGGTTACGTCCATTTGCATTTTGTACTTAACCCCTGCCGTACCGCTAGAAACATAAAACCTAACGCGAGGGTCTATTACTGATACTTCGTCTATAACTAGTCCAGAGGGTGATACTGATGGCGTCGCAGTTGACACGTTATCGCCGTCAGTTAAGAAATCTTTATAGTCAATAGTATACGAAAGCCTTTCTGAAGGCTGCTGTGTCACGGTGCCGAGTTTCATGCGGCCCTCCTAAATGTATCTGGGGATGAAGTTCTACTTAGTATGCTAGTGTACGGTGGTCGTACAAAATAAGATAGGTATGGTGGTCTTACAAACGTAAACGCGGGCTTATCGCGGGAAGCCGGGTTAGTGCTAGGAAAGGCGTATATGCCGCAATTGGCCGCCACTGTCTCAGTAATACCGTCGTGTATGTGGGTGCCCACAGGAACCAACTCAGCCACTGCTGGAACGCCGACGAATACAGGTGCCAGAACCCTCGTAGCGTTAGCAGTTACGTAAGCATAAGTAAAGTGCGGCGTCCACTCTAAAATTCCGAAGCCGTAGTACCGCAAATCAATCATACAGTGCGTGATTCTAGTGCCAGTAGGAACAACCTCAGCCGAACAAGTAATGTCATCAGGGAAACCAGACTGAATATACGCACCGGCGGCTTCTATACCCGCGCTACCGCCGCAGGTTGCTTCAGCAGTGGAGTGTATATATGTTATGTCAGCGGCCACGGCAGCGGTGCCTTCACTGGTTATGTCAGCAATGTAAAAATTAACTATTCTAGTAGGCGCAGAGGTACTATCAGCCGTGCCGCTCGTAGACGAAGCAGCTATATGGATGCGCGTTGCGGCGGCTGTTAATAACCCTGACCCTAGCGATGACGGCGCTTGACCGTGAAAAATGTGAGAAATATTGGCTATTATAGAGGCTGGCGCAGCTACTTGCGCGTACGCCAAAGACCTCTGATACGGCCCGAATAGTACAACTGCTGAGGCGTCAGAACCAACTTCCAGAGTTGGTTTTACTACTCTGCTGGCAATAGCTTCTATAACAGCGGTGCAAGTCATTGGCCCGTCTGTCTCTACTATCCCTGAGTTAAATGCGTATGCAAGTATCCCGAGTGACCCTATAACTGAACTTTCTATAGCATGGGCTTTAGTACCTACGGCAGTCCCCTCCAAGTACCCCACTAATGTAATAGAAGGAAAGACAAAGCGAGTAATACCGCTATCTGGTAGTAGTATGCTCGCAGGGGCTGTAATATAGGCGAAGCCGTCGAGCAAGTTGTTTACTGTAGCTTCGACCCGCGCTTCCGCGCCACTGGCTGTACTTATTATAGTCCTAGAGTTTCGTACTACAAAGCCTACGTCGCCTAAAGTAACAGTGGCGGTTGCTGCTACAACCGTAACTGCGGAGGTTATTTTGGTGGCGTTAGGAACAATCGCAGCGGTAGCGTCTACCTCGCTAAAGCCAATACCGGAGGCTACAATTGATGTTGTGGCAGCAGTACCTTCAAAATCTATAGAGACTGGTATTACGCGCACTATTAAAGATAATACAGTCGCGGTAGCTATTACTTCGCTGCTAGCGGTAAGTAGTGAGCCAGAAATAACGCGTATTACCGCTTGGCCCAACACCTGTGCCGCGCCGTGATGCGTATGAAGCGGTTGAGGAATTATTAAGGCGGTAGCGTCTACCTCGCTAAAGCCAAACTCTATAAAATTAGCGGTAGCGGTTGTTTGCGCAGATGCTACAACGGTAGCGTCGCCTAATATACTAAACAGCGAGCGCGAACCATTAACTACTACACTGTTTAGTGTATTTAAGTTCATGCTATTTTCGCCTCAGCAGTTGTACTAGCTAAGCCAGTTTAAAATAATAGGGCGGGCGTTGCGCGCCGCCCAATTTAACTGCTATTAGGCCAAGGTAACAGTAATAGAGTTTAGACCAAAAGACAAAACGTCGCCCGTAAGGAGTGTTTTCTCGGTAGCGAGTTGGGAGTGAAATAGCAAGTTTGCGCCAGAGCCGCTGCCGTCAAAAATACCGATGCCTTTGATTGTTACGCTAGCAGCGCCGTTGTTTGCTGCAAAAGTAATTACCTTCGCATTACTAGTACTACCGCCCGTTGCGTTTGGAGTCTGCCAACCAGTTGCTATTCCCGCGCCAGTAGTCCCGTCGCCGTTTGCGGCGTCCACACGTAAGTAGTTAGACCACGCGCTAGTGGCAAGCACTTCATTCGTGGGAGTCCCTAGAGCATCAGCGGGGACTACAGTAAACAACCCTATGTATATTGACGATGGTTTGGTGTATAAGATGTCACGGAAAATATGGTTCAGCAGCGAGCTTTCTAAATGGTCTGAAAATTTACTCATTGTGTTTCTCCCAAAAGATTATTGTTAGCCAACGGCTGCGCTTGACGCAGTGTTAGGGTTATTAGGTGATTTAGGGCCAACTTGAATAGTTGCCGAAATCTCAAGGCCAATAGCGTTGGCGAACGCTCCATAGTGCGCTTGGGCGCGCTGCGCGTTGCCCGCGTACTCACTATCTTTCGTATAAGCTCTATACATAATATAGTCTTGGATTATGTTGCCATAAATATCTGGCACGTCCAAGGTGCCCGATACGGCGCTATATAGTGAACCTGCTATCGGCTCATCTATGTCCTGTGGGTACACGGAGTAGACCAAATCAACTTTTGACGTTGTTAGAGCTGGGGGGTATACATAGTACACAGTAGGGTCTCTAGGGTCATACATATAGTGGAGTAGTTCCTGTTGTCCGGTAATATCATGCCAGCCGGGAGTTTGGGCGTCCAAAATCTCTCGGTTAACCAAACGCATAGACTTTTTACTGTTACTGGTGCTGTTGCGGATAATCTCAATAAGTTTAGAGCCGTCGGTTCCGGGCAAAGTTTGCCGGGTGCCCGCTACCAAAGAGGCGGTAATATTCCTTACGAGCGCGTCAGGGCGATACAAAGCCACTTCGCGTTGCCCATCATTTAAGTACCGCACTAGTTCTTCAGTAGGCCAGCGTACAGAAGTGCTGTCTTGTAGAATGTCGATACACCGCTTAATTATACTTTTTGCTTCTAAAGCCATGAGACTACCTCACAAAAGGCCGTGGTTTTACATCTAAAGAGCCGACTACGCGGCCCATGTTGCTCTCTACCCGTGCTTTATGGCACTCCATGCTCGCTTGTTTTTCATGGTACATAGCCGCCATTGGGTCGCTAAACGCTTGCCCCGTCAACGACATGATGCGGGATAACGCTCCGTGAACTATACCATCCATCCAGTAAATGTACAGCTCATCAGCGAAAGATGTAGCGTCGCGCTTTGGGCGAACTACCAAAGACATGGTAATAGAATAAGCATCGTCAGGTGTGCTATACAAGTTTAGCTGTAGTTCACCCGCGTCTTGCGTTATAAAATAACGAGTTGGCTTAGCTTTAGAACTGGCAACTGTGGGCAGTTTTTCCCTAGGTAACGGGCTAATCTCCACGTCGTCTATTTCTAGGCTTATAACGCGCGAAAAGTCACTGCCTTGTGGCAAGTCTAAGTCGTAAGTGGCTTGGTTGTCGACCGTGAACTCAGGGTCTGGTGTGAACCGCAAGATAGTCGACTTCTCGCAAAAGTATATTGCGGAGTCCACAAGCGCCTGTTCTGCAAGCGAAGTAGGACAAGCCGTTACGTAAGGCAGTACTCTAGGTAGAAATTCTGCTAATGCTTTCATACCTTAATTTACTCTGACGCAGCCATATAAGCAACTTCTTCAGAGATCATTTTTAGCTTTTTTAGCTGGGGCTGGGGCTTTGGCTTTGACTTTGGGTTTAGCTTTGGGTTTTTCCGCTACACCGACAGCTATGCTTGCCTCTCGTTCCGCCAATAATTTAAGGCCAAGCTCATTAAGCTCAAACGCTTTGTTGTCGATCAAAGAGCCTATATATTCAGGCTTGCCGTTGTATTCAATACGGAGTTTATTGGCGTCGGCAAAGCCGCCTAGCTCTTTACACAATTCTTCAGGGGTCATACGCTTCTCCTATGCGAAAAACTGCGGGGGGATTACCCCCCGCAAGTTATTCAACTATCGCTATTTCTAAGCAACCTTAGCAACAATCAACGCTTCGTTCTTAACCACTTTGCGACCATATACTGCCAATCCGCGAACGATGTCGCCAAAGTCAGTTTGGTTGCGTAGAGGCTCAGTCTTGCTGATTGTCATTGCGAACGAGCAAGCGTGCTTAGTACCTGCAACCATAGTCCTACGTGCCGCCGATGTGTTTGTCGCCCCGCTAGAAGTAGCGGCTAGGCCGGAAACCAACGCCTTATTTGCAGCGCCTTTAGGTAGGAGATTAGACACATAAACCGTAAAGCGGTCAAGCATACCGATTTTGCCAGTGCGGATAATACTAGAGCTGTCACCAGTAAAGTACGCCTGTGCAATATTGGTCTGCATCAAGATTTGACGGTCAAAAGGGCTAATAACTAAGAAACGACCATCTTCAGGCACGTTCTGCTCATCAAGTGCAGCAGACATTGCAAGGATAGTGTTAAGTAGTCCGGCAGAGGCAGCACCAGATACTGCAACAGGCGCAGCGTCAGTACCTAAGTTGTAGTTAGCAGAGATCGCACCTGCGGTAGCACCTGCGTTAGCAGCGGCTGGGCCATTAGTAACGAAGGTATTGAAGAAAACTTCATCTTCAATAGCTATCTTCAGTTGCTTAGCAGCATCTTCGGTAAACATGTTCATCAAGTCCATATCGGCTTGTTGAGCAAGAACGTCATTTGTCTGCACGCTAAAGTACTTAGCCTTATTTACCTGCATATCTTGAAAGATAGGGACAGGAACTTCAGTCGCCAAGGTTGAACCAGCACCAGTGTAATCATTGATGGTGATTGAAGGAGCAGTACGGATACGAATAGTATCGCCTTTGTTCTTCAATTCGCCTTCATAGTCGGTGTTCATAATTTCTGACAGCATAGTGTTCTGGTAAAACTTCGCCAGTAATTTGCCAGACCACAGAGTTGGAATAAACGACCCTGTGTACTCAGGGGAGGTGGTAAAGTCACCATTAGTTGGGAAAACAGCCATGATAATATGCTCCTATAGCAAAGTTGTTACGCGGATACTCGCCCTTGAGCGTAGGCCGCGTCGATTTCAGCTTCAAGTTTTTGAGCATCGTCGGTGCGATTTGAGCTATTAAGCTGCATGACCTTAGCAAACATGCCCCTAATATCACTATCAGTGTAGAGCTTGCCTTGCTGGCTACTTCTACGCTGCGTCGTACTCGCCACCTTAGATGGTTGAATCTGACTTTCAAGTTCTTGTGAGGTAGCTTTCTTAGCGGGTTCAGCAGCTTGTTTAGACTCTCTAAACAAGTTTACATAGTGCGCGACACCTTCAGCGTCGCCTTCCGTGAAGGCTCTCTGCGCCGCGCTTGAGCGCGGGCCTCTCAGCATTGGGTCAATCTCACCTAGCCACTTAATCCACACAGGGTCTACATTTAACTGTGCAAAATCAGGTACTAGGGCAGTTAGCCTTTGCTCGAAAGACGATTCTCTAACCGTTTCGCCCTGACGTGCGAGCTGTTTATTTAGCTCGTTATTCTGGGCGGCTACGGCTTCGAGCTTATCACTAAGCTCCGCAGTTTCTTCGCGTGCAACTTTGCGCTGGAACGCTATCATCTCCTCACCAAATTCTTGGCGGTCTTCATCAGTAACAAGATTACGCTTAGCTACTTTCTCGGCAGTTGCCTTAGCTTGCTCAACATCATTGTTAGCTTTCTCGACAGTGCTTTTAAGAGCGTTAAACTCTGCTTGCATGTCTTTTAGCTGTCCATGAAGTCGAGGAACCTCGG